CAAGAGCCTCTTCCAGCCGCTTGATGCGCTCATTGGCTTCGTTGAGTTGGCGTTCGAGTTTGCGGCACAGCATGCCAAGATCGGCTATGTTGTGCGGAGTACTGTCTGATATCGGGGTGTCGCTCATTTCGATTCCTTCTTCTTCTCCAGCCACTCGCGGATGATTCTATCCGCTAGATGTTGGGTTTTGATGCCTTCGCTCTGGCAGTATTCTTTGAGTAGTTTGTGAGTCTCTTCTGAGATAATGACTGACTTGTTCATAGATGCTTTTTGACTTTGTTCCAGTAGGGAATTGTTGCTGTTTTCTTATCACCAGAGGGACCGCCTCCGTTCCATTTGCGAGCTAACTGCTCAGTCGTGCAGCCTTTGCCGTAATGCGTCAGATAGATCTCACAGACTCGACGGGCTGCAATCCGGTTGGTCATCTGCTGGTGGGTGTAGCTAGTTCCAGCAATCCGGTTAACGTCCACCACAACCGCTTTGTGGATCTGGAGCGCACCGATAGCTAGACCACCGTCGCCAATCGCGTTGTCCCGTCCGTTAGACTCCACAGTGATGAGAGCCGCAATCAAAGGCCCGAGATTCATCGGAGACCTTTCATCCAAGCATCGGCTTTGGATTGGATGATCTCTTGGGCTTCTAAGATCCGTCCGGTCTCATCGGTAATTCCGATCAGCTCAATCGTATGGTTCCAGACATCTCTAGCGCGAAGAGCTTCTTCAATGTTGCGGTGAATGCTGAGGACTTTGTTATCTTTGTTTCTGCAATGGTATTTCATGGTATTTGATGGGTGTTGATGGTTTTGAGCGTTGGTCGTATGCGCTCCCCACGGTGGTAATTCAGTTGGCTAGAAGCTCGCGGTCTTCATCGCGAAGCTCTCGTTGTCGAACTCTGTGAAGATCACCCGAGTTGAGGTACAGAAACTCGACAGCAACCGTTCTGTCTCCAACGTCGATGAACTGTGTCTTGTAGATCCGCAGACCGGAGGCAAATCGGGCCTGATGCATATGCTCAACTGTCTTGATAACTTTTGGAAAAGTCATGGTATTTGATGGGTGTTAATGGTTTGCGCGTTGGAGAGTCGCGCCCCTCTTGGTTGATCAGTTGCAGCGGAAAACAGGTGCAAAAGAATACCGTCCAAGAGCCATAACAAACTCTCCACGGTCGTCGATCTTAACCTTTACACGGCAGACTTTTGCGCCGTTGTACACGGTAGCAAACTGCCCTTTGCGGCTAATAACGTTGGCTTGGAAAACGGCGTTGTAGTCAAAAGCACTTCGGGCGGTGAGGATCTGACCGGCTTGGATGGTGTTGTTCGTCATATTCTTGTCGTTTATTCGGAGGCGTCGTTGCCTTCGATGTGATGAGTAAAACCCAACGTTGGGTTCTCTGCAATAGAAATCTTCAACTTTTTTCAGGAGTTTGAAAAACCAGCGAAAACCTTAGGAAAATGCGGTGTTTCTATGGGATGAAACCTAACCCGTCGCAGGATCTCCCTGCACACCATGCCGCAAATTCCGAGAGCTTACTCAGCGTTGATCCTCACGCTGCACCCAGACTGCTGGAGAGCGTAGGTTTTCACCGCTGTAATCTGGTAAATCTGACTGTCATCGAGCCAGACTCGCTGAGTGTCGGTTATCGCGTCCGTCACCGCTTTGATGAGGTTGTCCAAATCTGGTTTTTTGCAATGCCAGACCGGTGATTTCGCCTTCGGGACTCCGTGCTTGTCCAGATGCGCTTTGGGTCTCGGAAGGAAGAAGTCTAGCTGCAACCTAATCGGACCCGTTATAAGCGATTCTGGAGCGTTTGCGATGGATTCCTGACGCACCGCTTGCTTCCAAGACTCTGCTGAATCTGGAGTGTAGACTCCCGCATGACCACCGCGCACAAACGCTTTGACTCGCGGTTGAGCCTTTGGGATTCCTGAAACGTGAAAATCAAGATGCATCGTGCGGCGGGATGATCTCATGGATTCGTCCGGTGATGCGCGGATTCGCGTACCACCAGCCCGTCGCGCTCTTCTCGGCCAATGCATCGCAATCGCCGTCAAACATGATATGCGTCCCCTCAGTGAGCATCCTTACGCAATCCATGTCCTCTGGGTCAAAAGACCGGAACGTGACCCGCTGTGCGTACGGTTTTCCGTTCGCAAGAGTGCGCTTCTCAAACTCAACGACAGCAAGCAGGAATCTCTTGCCGTCGTCGGTAGTAATGACCTCAGCGTCTGAGTGGAGTCGTCCGAATCCTCGGGACCATAGATGCCTCATCGAGTGTATCCCTCCAGTCGGGCCGGTGAATAACTCGGAGACTTTACGATCTTACCGTCAGTCCGTCTCACAATGTGGCGGTTGTCCCCAACTCGGTGCGAGCGGCAGTCAGCGGGAATCCGATCCAGTTCGTCGTCAGTCCAGACCTTTGACATATTGGATCGGTGAATTTCAGTGAAAGCAGCGTCTACTTGATGCGGGGAGAAGCCAGCAGCCAGCGCGGCTCCATAAACGACGTAGAGCAGGTCTCCGATTGCGTCGAGATACTCGACAGCGGAAGTTGATTCGGAAAGCTCCTGAGCCTCCTCGTCAATCAGTCGATACCGAAGGTTGATCGTGATGGGGTCTGGCAGTGCGGGACGCTCTGGGATGCATTGTTGATAGGTCCGCATAAACTCGCGGACTAGTTCCATTGGATGGGTTTGATTCATTTGGTCTTTGTAAGTGTGGGTTGGGAGGTCTTGGATTCGGTGCAGCCGTCGAGAAGAGCATCAAGCTTGTTGGTGAGTTGCTGACCCTTAAAGCCAGTCGCAGTCTTGATCGCTTCTTTGAGCTTCGCTTTGTTGAGCGTGATCGCAGGAGCAAGCTGCTCGTAAGTTCCGAGTTCCAAGAAGCGTGAAGCCACTTTTTCGGAGTCAGTGATCGACTCGCGCACCGATCCTTCTTTGAGCGTCCAACCTTCGATGGCGCCTCCTTCACTAAGCCTCCGTCGAGCTTCCGCACGACAAGCTTCGATAACCGCTTCAGCTTGTGCTGCACGGTCCAAGAACGCTGCGAGCGTCTGGTTGGTTAACGTCGCAGCAATAGCGTCCGGCGTTATACCATCCGGCGCATTGGTCAGCGGAGGAGCAACCGCAAGCTCCCGCGCTTCGGGACAATAGGGTTTCCCTTTGCAATACTTGCAAGCCGACTCTGACGGAGTGCGCGGTTGTCCCACTTTCTGAATCTCTTTCATCAGCCCATTCGCTTCCATTATGGCTGAATGAATATCTGACGACTCGTAGACCGACACACTCGGAGGTCCCGCTAAAGGCTGGATGATTGCAACCGTAACCCGATCAAGCGTGAATCCCCAAGACTCGTCCAACAGAGCGACCAAGCAGCGCAATTGAAGGTTCTCCGCTGCGTTCTCTACGGCTCCACGACCGCTCTTGTAGTCGATGATCAACCCGTAGAGCATTCCTTCATCGTTGGCGGTGTAGATGACATCAGGTTTTCCGCTCCAGAGTCGCTCTCCATCTTGAGTCAGCGACCAAAGCCGTTTCTCTCGGAAGCAGTTGGTCTCAAGCTCACCAAAGGTCTGTTTGACCAATTCAAGTTCCTGTTCCCTGCAACGATCAATGATCCAAGTCTCATCGGTCGTCAGATTGCTGACCGGCTCCAGCGCAAGTGCTGCGTGGATACGGTTTCCGATTGCTGCGTCTCCGGTTGATTCAACCTCCGCAACTTGACGCTCCAGATCCCAACTTCCGAGACAAGCAGAGTAGCGGCTCGCTGCGGACGCTGACGGTAGTCCACTGCGTTCGTCACTCATTGGATTTCCCTTCGTTAAGAGTCAGCTCGGTGGGTTGAACAACCACAGACGGAGCCGGTTCAGACTCGGGTTCAACCTTCGGCTCCAGCTTGCTGCGGAAGATTGGACGCGAAGGGGTAACGTTGACCGGAGCTTGCGGGATTGCCTCCTCTTCGTCAGTGATGCCGCTGAACCCAAACGCTACGCGAGCGCATTGGATCAACGCTTTGTGTCGCAACATACGGCGAGGGTTGACCTTCCACGGTTCGGTATTCCGCGAGCATTCCGAGAAGTACTCGGTCACTTCAACCGGATGGGTCCGGTCTTTAAGATGAATCGTAGCAGTCACCGAGAACGGCTTTCCGTCTTTGTCTTCGGTCGTGAACTGGATGCCGTCGAAGCTCGCGTGATTATTCATCATGCGTATCCACCCATCGACTGAGACCACCGGCTGGATGCCGCCATTGCGAGCAGGGAATGCGTAGATTTCGCGAGTGAACGGGTTGAGTCCGTACTGGTTAGCGACCACCACAAACGAGAGCATCTCCTCGTTCGTCGCTTTGGGCATTAGGGTTGCGCGGAGAGTCTCCAGCAGCTTGGTTGGCTCAACACTAAATTTGCTCGCCATCACTGCGAGCGCGGACTGTTTCTGACTTGGAATAATCTCTTGTTTCATTGGTCTTCTTTGGCCTACCTCCGCGCTTTCCATTTGCGCGAGAAGCTTCGGCCTTTGCAGATGATTTGACCCCACCCAACTCCTTCGCGAGATCGCGGAGACTTGCGGCAAAAATGCAGTTGCAGGACGGACATTTCATCGGCTGAAGAGACCAATAACCCAACGGTGGGTTTGTGTCAAGCTACGTCGAGATCAACGTACCGAATGAACCGATAGAATGGGTCTCCGGTAACGTCCTCAAAGTTGGCAGATTGGGTCGTCTCACCGAAGCCGTAGGATCGCATTGGCTCCCAAGCGGTTGCAGGAGTCAAGGTGCCCCCAGACGCATTAATGACCTGATTGGAGCAATCGAAGTTGAAAGCGTTGAACCCATTTGACCGGCTGTAGGTCGCAAGCTCCATCTGGCTTACGACCCAATAATTCTGACCAAGCGTAGTGTCGTACAACTCTTTAGCTTGGACTCCATTTGCCAAGAAAGCGTTGTATTGATTTTGATCTATGAAGAAACACGGTCCTTCTGACGGGTCCAAGCAAGTTTTTGTTAGGTCTTTTGGAATGAGGTTTCCCAATATGCTTGGTTCAAGTATTCCTGACGCATCAAATCCATAAATCGGACACCAGACTTCAGCGTGAGCCAACGGAACTGAGCGATTCCATCCAGAAACGTGAGCTTCCAACAGATTCCACAGAAACGCTGACTTTGGAATCTTGTGGTAGAACGGCCCAATTCCATCGTAATTCAGAGCGTTTGCAGTGCTAGAATACGGGAGATCAAAATAAGTAGATGAAGTCCACCTGATGTCAGCAATGTAAGCTTGCGCTGCACTAGTCAAATCAATTTGTTTATACCACGGAGCCAAACAAGCCATTGCAGCATTGTTTTGGTCTTTGAATACATCGTCAGCAACACCGTTATCTTGAATCGTCTTGTTGGGTCTTCCCAGAACTCTAACAGACGCATCAACGCCACCTTTGCCGCCCCATTTATTGACCCAGAAATCAGATCCAAAAACGTTGGTTACATTTGGAGTCAGCGGATCGGTTGTGAAAACCCGCTCAAGATTGTAGTCGTAAACGCTGCTTGAAAAAGCCCAAGGTCCACCTGATGGAATGTAAGCGCAATTGACAGCCGGATTGTAGTGTCCCAGACCTATCTCGGTGCTAATCTGCGGGAATACATATCCGTACATTCCGCTTTGGTTACTTGGCTGTGCTATAATGTATGTTTTAGTGGCAGATATGTATTTGTTGTTTGAATAACCAATTGCCGGTGAGAATCCTTTTGGCCTTAACTCAGTTCGCAATTCTATTACGTTTGCGCTGCGTTCGTAGTTAGGAATCTCGCTTAAAGCGTTAGCGTCAAATGCCTCAATGCCAACGGCGGTTGATGCTGTTACTGTTAATCCGATTGAGCTTAATCTGACGATCCCAACTTTCTCTTCGCTAATATCAACTTCATCGTCGTAAGCATTCAAAAACCCTTCTTCAACTGCAACCCTTCTGCGAAGCGTCCGCATTGTTTCCATCCATGTTGGGACGTTGCCGGATTGCCATTGGGTTGCCGTGTTGGGTGTTGCTACGTTCTGGGTGTAGTAGTAGGACGGATACGCAATTGAAATGTAAGTTGTAGTAGGATTGATCTGCCAGTATGGATCGGTTGAACCAAAGAAGACATTGCAGTCAATTGGATAGATTCTGACAATTGCATTCGGTCTCTTGCTACTCATCACCAAGACATCGCCAGAAACCTCAGCGTTGATTCCTATGCGTTGGAGCTTCGGCATGAAGTCGGTAACTCCGGTGAATACAGTGATGTAATCCTCAAAGACGACACCGGAAAGGCTGCTGTAAATCTGAACTCTAGCGCGTCCCCAAGTGAAGATTGCGTCCCCAATTGCGGTATTCGCATCCGTTGGGTCTGAGTATTCTGGATGCAGTGCGCGGATGTCGTAAGCAAAGCGAGCGTCAACCCATGCGCCCATTGCTCGCATCCATTGCAGCAACAAAAACGGGTTCGCAATGTTGTTGGCTTTTGCTGACCTCTCCATGCATACGGAAAGAGAGTCTCCAACTCCGTAGTTTGGCGGACCACCAGCAAAGTAAGGAACATCTCCCGCAAAGTACGGGAAGAAATAAGTGCAAGCAGTGCCATCCCTCCACGTTGTTGCCCAAGAGCCGTCAGCGCGTCTTCTGAACGATCTACAGCCCATTGCTGGAACCGTCTTGGTCTCCGCTGAGCCGTCTGGCAATTGGAGCAAGACCCTCATGTCTTTGCTTCCGCAATTGTGAACCCTCCAGCAATCAAACCGTTTGTAACTGTTTAGAATTTTGAAAGTCAAAAGACCTTCAATCCGTATCTCAGCAACTGCGGTTTTGTGGTTATGGATTCTACCGGGAGGCAGTGAAGGTTCAGATCCAACTGAAGTGAAGTAAGACCTAACGTAAGAATCAAAACCAGAATCCCAATCGTCCCAACCTAAATGGACATCGTAATCAATACCATCAACATTGCGCTTGTGTAGCTCAAAAGACTTTTGAATTGAGCCAACGTTGCAATATGAAGAGTTGAAAGAAGTGACGTAGTGATCAACGTAAACTTGACCTCCGCTAACGTCTAAGTGCTTGCTCTCAAGCTTTGAAAGCTCAATCGCAATATGCGTTTGTGTTGGAGTGCTTCCAGTGACATAGAAGCTTGTGGCTGGATCAATACAATAGTCGTATTGAACGCCAAAAGGTATCTTAGAACTGAGACCAACAACAAACGGGGTCTTGCCGTCTAACGCTCTTGCACACTTATTGTCGAACCGTGCGTACAGATCGTTCAAGTTCCGCGCATTGAACATCCGCTGACGCTTGTCTGTAGCAACGGGCATACATCAATAAAAGAAGTCGTCAGGAGTACCGCCAACGATTGTGGCTGGAGGTTGTTTGATCTTGATGGTTGTCCCGTTCGGAGTCTGCTCAATCGCTTGATCCGGTCCAGCAACCAACTGGATCTTGCGAACTGCGTCAATCAGTTGATTGATAGCGCGAGCGTGATCGGCTTTCATACCACGCTCTGCAACCTTAGATGGAAGCGTTACGGCCATTAGATCTCACAGAATTGAGCGAATATCTTAACCGTCGATCCACTGATAACCGCTTTCAGATACAAGTTTGCATCAACTCGCGGAATCAACATGAACTCACCGGCAGGAATTTGGAACTGGTACGGAGTCGAAACACCAACATAGACCGCATTCTGAAGGTCCATGTTGTAGATCAAGACTTTGTATGGAAGCGAGAGATCCGCAGCGATATCAAGCAGTTCATCCGCACCAGAACCGATGTCTTGGGTATTCTGACCCATGTCGGTTCCAGTCATATTCACCGTAGTAGTGAACGTCTGCGGGTTGATAGATGCGCCATTCTTTGACGCATACAACCGCGCTGTCATTTCAATTTCGTTCGCCATATCTCAAACGGTTAGATCTCGCAGAACGTCGCTTGAATCGTCACGTTGCTGGTATCCGCTTTGAGATACAGAGTCGCGCTGACGTATGGCATCAAGAGCGTCTCGCCAGCGGGAATCCGCATCGTGTAGGTTCCAGAAACAAAACCCAACTCGACAAAGTTGGTGGAATCCAGATTGGAGATCAACAGCTTGTACGGGCTGGAGACATCAACCGGAACGTCCAGAGCCTCAACGGTGGTTCCAATCAATTGGGTCTGAGAACCCATGTCGGTTCCAACCATTGTTGCCGACTTGGTGTATGTTACACTCGGGAGATACGCGCCACCTTTGGAAGCGTACAAGCGAGCCGTCAGTTGAATTTCGTCTGCCATGTTAGGTAAGTGTTAGAATGCTGGGTTGTATGGATACGCGAAAAGATCCCACGCTGCAAAGGTCCAAGTTTCATTCCGTTCAACTTGGTTGGTCTTAATCATCAAACTTGTTGAATCGTTGGTTTTCAACCAAGCCCAAGCGGTCTCATCTGGAGTCAGCAACGGGTCCAGCGGTGCTTGAGGCATCACGTTACGCACAACTTGCGGAAATCCATTCCGGTTTGCGAGCGTGATTGAATCGTAGATTGCCGAGATGATCGGAGGAGTGGCAGGAAGACCGTTGCGAGCCGAGTAAGTAGAGATCCGAGTTAGAGACACTCTGGAAGTCTGAAAACTGTCCTGACCGCGAGCCAGACGAACAACAAGCTTTGCGGCCAAAGGAAATTGAACGTCTGAAAAGGTCAGCTTGTTATTCTTCGGATCGTCTCCAGCAGATTTGATTGCAGCAAAGTAATCGGCAACTGTTGATCCAGAACCAAACGTTGTAACAAATCGCTTAGCTTCAGCGCGAACCGCTGGAAGATCAAAAAGTCGAGCATCCAAGTATTCAGTTCGGAATTCGTACCTTTGAGAGGGATCGTCTTCGTCTAGCGGACCCTGAGCGGTTGGGCTGTTTGGGTTAAAATTGGTTCCAGCAAAAGTGACTGTTGCCTCAGAATAGGGTCCGTCCTCAGTTATCTGATACTTACCACCAGCAGCAACCCAATCAGCAGACGCAAGCCGCAAAGCATCTTTGCTTCCACGGTACTTGTAAGTAATGAAACGACCGGTCCCATCACCATTGTTGTATTGGCGTGAAACCTCAATGTATCCAGTTGCAACTGGCGTGATGACATTGGTTTTGATCGTTGCCATATTATTCTCTGGAAACTACTTGAGCCGTTTGCGCCGTACTTTTTGCAATCTGCTTGAGTTGCAAAGTCTGCTCAACAGCTTGCTTGATTGCGATATCCTGACCAGTTTGAAATCCGGTGAAACCACCAATGCGAGCAAGCGAGTCTTGCGCTCCACCTAGACCAAACTTCTCGCCTTTCATGGCAGCCAAAAGCATTTGAGGGGGAACAAATCTGTCTTCGGCTTTTCCTGCAAGTCCGGTTGAAGTCGCTGGTGTTGCAGCACCACCGCCCATCAATTGTGAATTTCCAGAAGCCAAATCCAAAGCTATTGCCGCCGGTGCTGTTTGTAGCTTTGACGCAAACGCAACAGCCTTTCCAGTTTGCGTGAGATTGAACAAGTCAAACGCAAGTTTTACCGCATTGTATGAAGACTTAGCAGCAGCGACAGATTGAACCTGAGTCTTTTTAATCAGAATATCCATCTGATCGTTGAATTTCTCGATGTTCTTAATGTCCTCCGCTTTGAACATATCAATTGGACCCAAGTCTTTGATTGTTCCAGCAGCCATTGCCGCCTTCGTAAGCTTAAGACCAAGCAAGTCAGCAGCCGCAGCCATTAGCTCAGCGTTATTGCGATTGGCGTTTAGCTTCTCGCCAAGAGCAACAAGCACTTGCTCGCTTCCAAGAGATCTGTCTGAGAGTTGCTGAACACTCAAGCCGAGACGCTCAAACGCTGCTCTCTGCGGTCCATCATTTGCGATTGCAGCGGTTCTTGCGTCGTTTACGCGAGCAATAGCCGCAGCAACAGCCTCAAACTTTACTCCGTAGAGTTGCGCTGCCATCTGGAACTTTTGAACATCATCAGTCGAAATGTTCAACTGTTCGGCAAGTTCTCCAACACGGTCAGCAGCTTGAGCGACCGAGTTCGCAAATCCAGTAACAGCAGCGACAGACAAAGCACCGGCAAGTCTGCTTGTGACGGCGTTTTTGAAGCTATTCCCAAACTTTTCACCAACGCTCTGAGCGCGTTTCACGCCCATCTCAAACGCTGTGGAATCAAGACCAAGCTTAACAAGTAGAGAAAGCACACCCATATCAGTTCGCTTGTTGATTCTGCCAAATGGCTTCGCTCTGGTCGTCCCACAACTGAACCTGCCCCATCATCTCTGCGTGCGCTAGAATGAGCCTTTCTGCGTCACCAAGAGGCATCTGGATTGCATCGTCAGGAGCAATCCCAATGTTGAGGCATCCAACAAGAACCCTTTCGGGCCACGGCATCGCTGGAGCCTTTGACTTACTGCCGCTTTCCATCAGCACTTCGGGGGCGGTTGACTGCTCTTTGAGCCACAACTGAAACTTGTCGGACTCAACGACCAAATTCATCCGCTCAATCCGTTTTCCCCACAACCACAGAATGAGGTCGCGCCAGATTGATTTGATGGACCTGATGGATTCAAGCGGAGACTGTGAGCAAACAAGCACAGCCTCCGCCAAATCGCTCGGTGTAATCTCTCCGCCTAAGACGTAGGGGGAGCGCAAACGCTGCAAGACAATCGCGTGTCCTACTGTGTAGGGAACAAGTCGAACCCCAAGCACCACTGGAGCTTGAGGTCCGGTCTCTGCGAGTATCTTTGCAAGATCTGCCACAATTACAGCGTGAATACGGCGGCAGTACCAGCAAGAGACGGATACTTGGTCACAGTGATGGTAACCATAGCTTTTCCGCTGCTGGTGAACTTAACGCTTCCACCACCGGAATAAACGTAATCACCATCAATGGAAACACCACCAACGGTCACGCCATCACTTCCGGCAATAGCTGCATACCCATTCACTTTGGGGAGGCTCGCAGCCAACTTAGCTTGGGCAAAAGTGGAGGCACTCGGGATAAAGGTGATGTTGAGTGAAATGCGCTCGTTAGCCGAGACTTGAGCCACGACCTCGCCATCAGAGTTTTTGATCTGCTCGACATCGGCTTCATGCGAAGCGTCGTAGCTCTCAATCGTCGTGATGGTTCCGGTGGTGATTTCGGTAAGAGCGTTTGCGACCCCAACCGTGTACAGCTTGATGGTTCCTTTTGCGCCGTATACTAGCGCAAGACCTTTTGAAAGTGCCATGTTGTTAGTGTGTTATGAGTTTGCTGCTGCAAAGATTGTCATTGAACGCGAGAAAGTTCTAGCCCTTTCGCTAGTGTCATTGATGCCGAAGTCAGTTGGCGTTGCGAAATACGCAACAAACCCTCCAGACTCGTTGTATTCTCCAGCGTTTAATTCTGAAATGTTGTCGTCAACGAATAGCGGTTGCAGGATGTTTTCAAACGCTGCAACGGTAGCCAACACGTTGTATTCGGGGGTATCGTCAGCGGAAAGCTGAAGTGTAGCGGTTACATCCACTTCACAAGTCCGGTCAATAGGATGCACTGGAACCGCAGTTGATGAGCGTACAACAATGCGCGGAAAGTCTGGCATCCGGTCTTCCAAGTCTGGATCTGCAAACGCACCGTGTCCGTAGCTGGTGAGACAAGCAGGAGTCCCAAGCGGAGACGCAGACCAATCTTGAGCGGCAAGCCAATCGACTAAAGCGCGTTCGGTTCTGAGAGCAACAGCGTTCATTGGACAACAATTCCTTTCGATTCAGAACCATCAAAAGCCGCTTGAAACGCAGCGGTAATGTGACCCTCAAGTTCTTTGGCTTCGTCGTTGTAGGCTTGTTGCATCGCTTTTGCGTAGATTGCCTCAACTTTTCCAATCTGGTTGTCAGCAAGACCGATGTTCAAGCGGACATGACTAGACGGGGAGAAACCGGCTTTGGCGTTATATGCATACGCTGAAGACCCGCGATGCATTGAAACGTTCTCTTGTGGCAACCCGTATTGGTTCGCAAGATTGATGAGAGCTTGATTTCCAGCAACGATCCGCACTTGAGCAGAACCCTTCTTTGCTCGTCGAGTCCCACCGAATTGTTGAAACGACGGAGACAGCTTCTTGATTGCTTTGGTTACAGCAGACTTGAGGTAACCAACTGAACCAGCAGCGCGACGGCGAAGCTTTCCAGCAGCGTCACGCATATCTTGACCGTAGAGTCCGGGTTTTCCCGCTTTAGCGTTCTTCGCTTGAGCGATCAAGTGGACCAAGCGCAATTCACGCGAACGACCGAGAAACTTGCCGGTCTTCTTGTCAATCCTTCTGGCTCCAATCGGACGATTGAAGTAGTCGAGAATCTTGTTTCGAGCAGCTTGTGGGGACTTTGGCGGAAGCAGAATGTACAACCGCAACATTAAGAAAAACGTTCGGGAGTTAACAGCATCAGCCAAAGACCGCCGAGTCTTGGGCAGATATTCCTTCCAAGCAGCGTCAAAGCGGGACGTATCGACTGTGACGGTTGGATTCATTTGGTCTTAGCTCCAAGCTCAAGAGCGTAGTAAGCACCGGAGCCATCACGCTTTGCAGACATGATCCGCATCTGTCTTCCATCGTAGGTCACAAGACGACCCACAACCGGAATCATTTTTCCGAAAGTCAGGAGTAAGCGGTCAGTGTTTTCTTGCAGCAGCAAGCTTCCAGACTCTTGCAAGAGACGGTCAGCGGTAAAACCAACGTCACAAGACCAGACCGAAGCGTCAACGGTTACAAGAGTCGAGTCAGCCAACCTCCAGTCGCTGAACTTAACCAAGATCCGCGCTTGGACGTTATCTTGGAAGCCACCGGCAATGACCGAGTTTGCGTCAGTAATCGCAGCAGGAAGACAACGCACCAGCACTCCCTGCCACAAAAACGACGGGTTTCCCATCGCGCTCTGTAGCACAGACATCCCCAACTGGAGACTGGTTGCGATTAGATTCACGAAGTGAAGTAAGTGCCACTGACAATGAGTCGTGAGGTTGCTTGTAGGTGATCAGCAAGAGTAAATGCGTCTCCATTCTCAAAATGCGAAAGCTCGCAATAGCTAGTGCCATTGATAGCTCTAGCGATCACAGTGGTCTTGGCTTGATTGGTCCCGTTATCAAGCCAGACAGAAAACGCTGCTTCGTACAAAACCGGATCAGGAAGAGTCAACCGAAGGTTTCCGGTAGCAGAACCACTCACCGAGTTGATGGTCAGATCAACCGTAAAAGTGGAGACAAAGCCAATCGAAGTGTGGCGAGCGGTGTTGACCGTAAAAGCAAACGTGCGACCACCACCGGAATCTGTGAGAGCGGGAGTCCACGCTGTTGGAGAAACCAGCGGGAGCGCACTATACAACTCCGTAAAGTTGTCGTTCGCTTTGATCCAACTCCCGCGCAACGTATCACCGTTGTTGTCGTTTGCGGTTGATCCAACGTTGATGACTTGTTGAGACATACTATTCCTTCGGCAATGCGTACCAACCTTCTGACAGCGTTATACGACTCGTAGAGCGAACAGAAACTCCGTCAGCACCTTTGACCCAAACCTTAGCTTTGACGGTCTCAGCAAGCCTTACCGGCTCACCGTGCGGGACGTAAACGACGCGAGTCCCGCAGCCACAGCTACTTACCAGCGCGATCAATGCGATCCAGCAACTTAGCTTTAAGCTCTTTGTCTGGTTTTGCATCTTCGGCGGTTGGTGGAGTTTTCGCCAGACCAGTCAACCACTTCAGCAAAGCGGTGATGATCTGCTCGATGATGTTCACTCGGACTTCTTTTTGTCCGCATCCTTTGCGGCAATAAGACCAAAGCCAACGGTCACGGCGGCAATGGTCGCAGCAAGATCAATGTTAGTCGTTGGATCTCCGTCGAAGAGTGCTTTGAGTGCGCCTCCGATTGCAACCATGATTGCACCAACACCGGCAAGAGTAGTTTTCCAGTTCATTTCTTAAGGGCTTTGTAGAGTCCAATTGCGGCAGCGACAAAAGCCAACACAGCGGCCCCGAATTGGAACCACTGTGTTAGCTGCGGAAGTAAAGAAACCGCACCAGCAGCGGCAGCGGTAGCCAGAGAGATTCCAACCCCACTGTTGCTGTTGGTATCGGTTTGCATTACTCGGATTTAGGTTGAGCGGCTTGCTTGATCTTTTCAACAATTGACAAAGCGACGGCAGCATTGGCGAGACCGCCAGCTTTCACAGCAATGTCCAAAAGCTGAATGATGTTGTTGGCTTCTTGTTCGTTGAGCTTGAGCGTAATTTCCATATTAGGCGACCGGAGCTTCAACGACAGCAGCCTCCTCCGCAACCAAAACCGGCTCCACCTGTGGCAACATCGGCGGGACGATCATCACCGGCGGCAACCACGGCAGCGGCGGAGCGATGATCGGCGGATTGATCTGGTTCTCGATTTGGAGCGAGACATTCGCCTCAATCGCCGCTTGATCGACGCCATTGGCGTAGCACCAGTTCAAGACTTGATCCTGCGTCAAGTCTTCGTAAGGCGTGAACGAACCGCTCGGCGGAGCGAATGAGGTCGATCCGTAGCAAGTGCCGCTGAACGATTCCTGAGTGCCGTTGCAACGCCAGTCGGCGGTGATGACGACATCGGTGAGAGTGCCTTCGGTCGGTTTGACCAACAGGCGTTCGATGATCCAAGAGAGGGTAATCATGGTGGTATGGATTAGGCGACGGCCAGAGTGGTGATGGTTCCAGAGCTTCCACGGTACTTCAGCGCACCGGCTTCGACATAGAGCTGACCGCCAGTGACGTTAGCCGTAGGAGCGGTTCCGTTGGCAATCTGGATGGTCTTGGCAGCGGTGGTTCCGGCTGTGGTAAGACCCACCAACAGATTCCCACTCGCGTCGAGCGTCATCGCTTGGGTGAAGGTGATGGCGTTCGGAGAAGTGCCAGCAACAGCATTGAACCATCGGAACGAGCCATCGCGTTGCTGGAAACGAGTGGCGTTATTAGATGAAGCGGAAAGGTACTGGTAAGTATCTGAACCAGTGCGAATGCTGTTACTCGTTAAATCAACAGCACCAAGACTGCTGTTTGTGTACAAACCAGCAAAAACGCCGACTTGAAGATTGCTTCCAGTGTTCCAAGCGGTGGACGGCGTAACGCCTATGCCCAGCCCCGTAGAGTTCAAAGTCATGGCGGTGGAGCCGCCGTTGAACCAAGTGTGATTGCCACCAGTGCTGATAAGATACTGCGTGACGCTATTCGCAATGATTCCTACATCATGGTTTGAAAGCGCACCAATCTCGGTTCGGCTTGAAAATGTAACACCACCAAAAATTGTTCCATTTCCGCCAGCAATGGTACCGCGAACGTCCAATGCATAAAGCGGACTCGCCGTCCCAATACCCACCCGATTGTTCGTCGAATCAACCTTCAGCGTACTCGTGTCCACCGTCAGATCGCCGCTGATGGTGGCGGAGGCGAGGGTGGCGGTGGGAGAACAAGCGAGGATGTTGTTGATCGAGATGCGCTTGGTCGTACCGGATGCCGCCATCGACGTATCAGAAACGTCGACAATCGGCATCATGTCGTTTGCGGGATCGGCCGTCGTAAGGGCCGTCAGGGCTGTGATCTTAGTGTCTGGCATGGGTCAGTTGGATTGAATTTGAAGTTTGAAATTGTCCTCCTGAAGAACAAAGTCGTTGTTCTCCAAGTCAAGATGATCGGCAGTTCCGAATGTAATAACGAGTTTTCCGCTGCCGTCTTCTTGCAGCACAAAGAAGTCGTCCTCTTGCAGAACATCACGGCGAAGCACCGGCGCGTCAGTGCCACCGGCTTGGCCGATAAACAACCGATTGAGTGCTATGCCGAGTGAAATCATTAGGCGCGAGCGTTAAACGCCACCACAGAGCCGCTGGAGATCTGGAAGCCGGTGATGTTGCCCACCAGTGGGAAACCAGCCGGAATTGTCTTAGAGGTCCAAGTGCCAGATATTCCGAATCCAGTGATGGAGGTAAATACCGTTGGCTCGGTTGGAATCAAGCCAGACCAGTTGCCGGTCTGAGCGGCGGTGCTAGTGACGAGTTGAAAGCCTTCGCGGCCCATCGAATACTCGGTTGAAATGTCTGCTTGAACGGCCATTTTGTCTTTCGGTTAGAGGGGAGGCCACCGGAACTTTCCAGCAGCCTCCCCAATTTTAGGATTAACCCTTACGAACTTTCGGTGCTAAGGCTCCCTGTATCCACAGGATGAGCTTGCCTCCTTCGGGAACTGAAACAGTGTTGAAATTGTCGCGTTGGAGACTCGCGTCAATATCGGGACCAGAAACGATCTTACTCTTGCCGTTCTTGTCCACTGCTACGGTGGTTGCGATACGCATATCCTTAAGGATTAAGCGGTGATCAGAACTTCAGCTTGCGTAGTGTCCGCAGCAGCAGCACCGAACATGATGTCATACGAAGCCATATGAGCGCGGGAAGCGCGGCTATACCAGACAGAGAGCAACACAGACAGACCATTGCTCAGTTCAACAGTGCGCTGCTCAACGAACTCACCAGCGATCATTCCAACCGGCAAACCGCTCGCAACCGCAATAGCGTCCTGACCGCAGACGAAACCAGCGGTGTTCGCAATAGCTCCAGTCCAGTCGTTCTGCTCCAAGATGTTCGCAAATCCGAAATAGCCGTTGTTCAACGGACCATAACGGGAATCAGGGAACGGATTGGTTCCAGCGGCAGCAGTCAACTGACCGGAGAACATCAAGCGAGCCATATGACTACCATCCAACAGCAACAGCTTCTGTCGATAGTTCTTAGCCAGAGCCAAGATCGCAGGAAGATCGCTAGTGTCGAAATTCGCAGCAGCACCGATAACAGTACCAGCACCAAACAGAGCAGCGGTCATCTGAGCGGTGACCTTTTTGCTGATGGCAAGAGCGAAGATCTCAGCGGAACCCTGAGCGAGATCCGACAGAGCGAAACCCTGATTCAACTCCTGCTGAGTGACAGTGAAGGTCTTGGTGATCTGGTTAACAGTCACCGAGGTAGCAGCCAGAGTGGACTCGTTGTTGGAGTTGTTCTCGAAGTCGGTCAGGTTGTCCTGAGCGTCATCACCACCAGTGAACTTCTTGACCTGAACGGTAGCGCGGGGACGCAAGTTATCCAGACCAACGTTGCGCGTAAAATTGGCAATCATTGCCAACTTAGTAGTAGCAACAGTGATAACCGAGTCAGCGAGATAATCGACAACCAGACCAGCAGCGAAAGTGTTCGCGTTCTGGGGAGCGATCAAGCGCGACTGACGCAGCAACTCGCTGTGGTTCTGAATCAAGAAACTCTTACGCTCCGCACCAGCGCGAAGAGACTTGTGCTTCTCCAGCAGCGGGTTGCCGAGGTTCTCAATCACGGGACGCACCGGCTCGGGAGCGGGAGCAGCGGCGGGAGACTTCATGGAAGCTTCCAGAGCGGAAAGCTTAGCAAGAATCGCGGTGAGATCAACGGAAGCGGCAGGAGCAGCCGCAGCCGTCACAGTAGTGCTATCGGACATATTTGTGTCGGGTTGTTGTGTTGGTTGCGGCATGGAGTCCATGCCATTTTCACTAACAGCGTTATTGCTATTAGCAGAAATCTTGTCGTCTGGGGATTCATCTTCTTCCCCTTCTTCACGCTCGATTTGAGCGTACAGAGCGCGGAACCAATCGCGTCCAGCAGCACCGCCCCAGAGATTTGCTGCAACATCAGCGGGACTATTGGGTTCAGCCTCAAGAAAGCGTTCATTGCGACCCCACCAAGCGTTAGCCTTCTCAACCTTATCTTCGGTGGGGATTTCTCCAGCAACGAGAGACTCAGCCTCAAGAACGGTCTGTTTCTCAAGACCATCACCAGCCAAACCTTCAGCATATTGCTCCAGACCTCTGCGGAGGTTGTTTTTGACCGTCTCAGGAGCGGTCTTGGTGACAGCGCGGGGATGCCACTTAGCAGCCATCGCAAGCTGTTTGATCGGCTTGTCCACTAGACCAAACTGAATTGCTTCAGCGGTGGTGAACCAAGTCTCCGCCTTCATCGCAGCGCGGATGGATTCGGTAGAGCGTCCGGTCTTCTTAGCGTACACTCCAACCAGCACTTCAGCGTGTTGATCCAGAGCGTCAGCCATCTTCCGCATATCTTCTGAAGTACCAGAAGCCATACCGGAAGGATCGTGGATCATCATTAGAGCGGCATCAGCCATCTCTACACGATCACCAGCAAGAGCAATGATCGAAGCAATGGAAGCCGCAATACCAACAACCCGAGTGGTCACCGGAGCTTTACGACCGCGCAACTGGTTGTAGATGCTCAGACCATCCCAGACATTACCACCGGGAGAGTTGATCTCCACCAAGAGCGGCCCATTGCCCACTTCGTTGAGAACGTCAGAGAATTGCTTACCAGAGAGACCGTTACCACCAAACCAATCTTCGCCAATCTGGTCAAAGATCTGAATGGTTGCAGTCTCACCAGCGGAAGCCGCAGGAGCGTAATAAAGCCAATCTGATTTCTTAGTGAAGCTCATTTTGTTTTCTTGGCTCGCGGCTTGCGTTGCTTTTTGACTGAAGCGGTCACTTCGGTTTGTTCTACAACAAGCGGTTGCGATCCACCTTCTGACGGAGCAACTGGAGACGGAGATTCAGAAGAATCATCTTCAATGTCAATAGCCGGTGCAGCACTAGCCGCAGGACGTTCTTTCTGAATCACCGAAATCTCAGATACATCAACTCCGTATTTGTCAGCAAGTTGACGCACAAACAAAGCTTGCTGTGCTTTTGCTTCTAAAGCAGACCGCCAATCAAGACCACGCGCACCATAGACTTCATCGTAAGTCAGAATGCCAGCCTCCAATTCAGCCAACTGAGCAGCGGAATTACGGCCAACATCAACGTTCGGAGAGCGGGGAGCGGTAATCGCTACCTCGTACCAATCAGACGGAGCATCGTTGAGCGTTGGGTCAGTCTTGATAGCGTACTCCATGACGTATTCATAAATACGTCGAGCCGCTGACGACATCACTTGATGCCGAGACTTAAACCACACAGCAGACATATCTAGCGCACCGCGATAGACAGTTCCCTGCATGGACTCTGGATAAACGAGAACGTAAGGAATACCAACACCAGCGCATACCTTTTCGGTCAGTTGACGCCAGTATTCCCGCATATTTACACCGGGACGTTCTGTTGCGAACTGTTCAAACGAATCACCGTTCTTGAGTACTTTAACAGACGATCCAAAGACCTGTTCGTAATAGTTCTCCGCAGTGTTCTGAGTGGTTTGCGAGATTCCACCAGATCGAAGGCTGGAGGCTTGAACCTCACCGGAGACGGTTTTGACGATCTGAGCGACGGAAGCACCTAACTTACAAGCTTCCATCTCCAGCTTCTGCAAGTCGTCGAGATCGTGAAGGTCGTTGATTACAGCAGAGACAAACGGAAGACCTCTAAGCTGACCGGGACGATTCGGCTCGTAAATGTGAACCACCGAATCGGAACCAATTGAGCGAACGTCAGTAAGATTACCCTGAGTCTTCTCTGATCCAATAAAGTAGGCAACAGCGCGACCAGTGCGCGGGTCAAATCGGATACCGTCAAACACGGTCTGGTCTGCCTCCATTCCAGCAGGAGTGGCAATCGACTGAGCTTCGATAAGCTGCAATCTCGGCTTTCCGCTCTCACCTTTGGTCAAAAGGATAAAGCTTTCACCGTCGAAGAACCAACCGCGAGCCGCTTGGCTCATCAGCGTTGCAAAAGACTGACGCGAACCGATATCGGGATATCGGCTCCAAACATCAAACCACTTCTTAGCTTTAAGGTTCCAAGCAGGATCGCTTGAAGCAGGTTGAACCGAGAAGCTGGAGCCAACGGTGTAAGACTCAAACAGATCTCCGAGTCTGTTCAGAACAGCGTTGTTCTGTTCAAAGAAACGGGACTTACGGACAATCGCTTGACGGGTTGAACTCGTTACATCAAAGCGAGCCGAAGTGTAAGACGTATCGAGATACGAACGACGCAACGACTGACCGGCTCCCTCGTACTTATTAACGGGAGCGGGAAACAGCTTATTAGCAATGGTTTGAAGGATTCCCATTAGCTCATCCGAGTTGTGGGTTCACGACGGAATTGCGTGAAATCACCGTAATACCGAGTAACCGCCACCAGAATGGTTCCAAGCATCTTGTTATAGATCTGGAGGTCTGACGGATTAGTGATTCCGTCTCCAGCCAATAGGGTCACGGCAAGATCGTAGTCTGAGAGCAGTGATTCCCACATTTCCAACATTTCACCAGCGGAAGCGGAACCCTTACCGGGTTCAGCGAACTCAACGGAAACGTCAGAACTAGAAGTTGAGCGAACAACTTGACCGGACTCTATAGCGTTTGCGGCAACCGTAAGCTTTGCAGTCAAAGCCTCAAGCAATGTCAAAGCGGCTTTGCTTGCGTAGGTAGTACGCAAATAACTCCGCTTTGTTGCTACGGTGTAGGTCAACACTTGCGCGGACTATTCACAGACCAACTGTGAAGTCAACTACTAGAATTTTCTGAACTAGTAGATGCCAGATCGTTCCACAACATCACCATTGCCAATTGCATCAACTCGCAGTCATGCAAATGGTCCGGCCAGCGAGTGTTTCGCTTGAACCACAAGTGTTTGATTCGTCCCGCTCTGTTAGCCGTTGGCTTTAGAACGTGAGAGTCCAAATGCTTCCAGTATGTATCAGAATCGCTTGCAAATGCCCCTTCAGCCTCAAGCGGTGCAGGAAGACTACAAACGGTCCATTGATGATTCTCGGAGCCTTTACGAAGCCTCTGAAGAACTTCCCGCATGTGTTCACTATCGAAGACCAGAAGAGGCTGGACCGCATCAGTCCGCATTGACGTTGAAGTCGTAATGCCGAAGGGATGGATTGCGCCAGTCTTGCTGGTGAATCGCGCTCCGGTTTCTCGGCCTTTCATTGGCATCCAACCAATAAGCATTGGCTTTCTCAGCCCTCCTTCTGGTGGATACCGGAGACCGCAGGGATATGTGATTGGATTGACGCTGCTTTGTGAGAACTCAGCACAAGCATCGTAGACCGCTTGGGTGTTGAAACCGGAGTCGATGCCGACGTCCATATCATGCACGTTGTATTGAAGTTGGACCCGTCGAAGTGCAGCAAAATCGTCAGCATGACCGGCGGCAACAAGACGCGAATTGCCTTTGCTCCACTCTCGGCAAACCCACCAGACAAACGGAGCAGCGGCTTGAACGTCAGCGGTCAGGTAACGTCTGGCTTCGGGTAGTCCAGCATCAGACACGATCTCAACTCGCTCTTGTTGAGACTCTTGGTTTTCCCACGGCTCCGCGAGCATACCGTTAATGAAACCCTGCAACCCCATCATTGAGCTTTTGGCTTCCAAGAACGAGACGGCTAGATGTCCCCAAGTGCATTTCCGATCCGGTGAGTAAAGAGACGACAAGTGGTAAGATCGGACACTCGGCAAGCTCGCTTGATTCTCGGCAATCCATTTCCCGTGTCTCAACGCTGCCACCTTATGGGAATCCGAAATCTTACCCTGACAGAGTTGGCAAACGTAATGCGCTGACGACCGGATACGCTGCCAGTCTGGTTTTCCGTCTTCGGTCTTAGCATTGTCCCAAGTGACCTGCTTCCATTCTAGCTTGATGTATTCTGCGCAATGCGGACACGGGATGTAATACCGTCGCTGGTCTCCTCTAAGATAACGCTGCCAGATTCTACCCTCTGAGGTTGTCGGAGTGCTGGTGAAGAACGCTTTTGAGCTTGAGAATGCTTTCAGCCGTTGTTCTGCAAGGTCCAAAGCATCAGCTTCTTTCGCGGTGGCTTCAGCGAATTTGTCTACCTCATCTGCGACCAAGATTCGCACCGGACGGGACGCTAGATTTGCCGGTGAATTGGACCCAACAAAGGTCAAAGTGCAGCGATCAAATTGCTGCTCAAGATTGGTCATCTGGTCCGCATCCGAAGGGAACCGCGCAACCAATGCGGGACAGTCTTCCAACAATGGCATCCAACGCGATTTGCTAAACGAGCGAGCCAGATTCTCACTCGGCATCAGCCACAGCGCGGGACTTGGCTCTGTGTCGATAGCCCACGCAAGACCAGCCATGAGCGTCGTCGTCTTGCTGGTCTGGGAACCCCAACACAAAGTCACCTCAGAGACTGACGGATCTTTCCAGCACTCAAGCGGTTCTCTGCAATACGGACGAACAGCGGTTGAGAAAGGTCCGGGATGTTCAGTCTGCCGTTGTGTCAACGTGAGGTTGGATTCGCTCCACTCCACCACAGTCTGCCGTGGGGACGGACGGTAGATCTGGCGACGGAACTCTAGGATTTCGCGTTGTAAATCAAGCATCAAAACAACTCCGTATTCAATTCTTCGATCCGGTGCTTTCGAGCTTCACTCATATTCAAGAATGCCATTCGCTCGTTGACCCCATCCATCAGCTTGTCCCGCAACTGCACGTTGCAACCCCAAGTTGCGTTCTCGTTGAAGATTTCAACCATCAGCACCAGACCGTCTGGCTCCAAGTGCAGGATTCCCCAAAACGGAAGCTTCGTATGCTTCGTAATCTCAAGCGCGGCATGAAGCTTACTCCATGAAATCATCCATTGGTTGCCGTAGGTTGACTCAAGCTTTGCTAGTCCGTAAGTCCGAGATTTCACCTCATAACTTCCGGTAATTACGCCAGCGTTTTGGTTCCAGATGAACCCATCAATGCGCGACGGCTTATCGTCTGCGATTGGCAAAAACCGCAGAACCGTGTCACGCTCGATGGCTTTGAGCGCGATCTTGTTCTGACGGAGTGCTTCTAGCCCTCTCGGTTTCTGGCAGTTCAGGATTTCCATGGGTCAGTCTGGTGCAACGTCTTGAGGCAAACATCTTGGACCCAACGCTCTAGCTCACGCTCAGCGTGTTCTGGGTCATGCGGTGCAATGCGTCCAGCCAGTTGCTTAGGCATCGACTTCAGCAACTGAGCAACCGCTCCGTCATGGTCCAGCATCGCTTTCTTGACCCAATCGCCAGACACTAACTTCCGCTCACGCTCTGCGAGATCCAGAACGTCTTGCTTTGAGTTAATGAGGTTCTTGGCTGCGGTTGAATGAACCGAGACCATGCGGCCAGCATCCAGAGATCGCGCTCTGAGGCTTTCAACGGCTAGACCATAAGCAGCACGCTCAATCTCCTTCTGTCGCTCATACGCTCCCTGCGGAGTGTCATTGGCTACCTGAGAGCGGTCTACCTTCTCTTCGGCTTCTGGGGGGCGATAAGGTCCATCAATAGGCTCTGACCGAATGTGGCTCGCTTCAATAGCAGCCTTCCTCCTTTGCGCTCCAGACCCACGCCAAGCGTCCGCAGCTTCAGCGGAGTCCAAAGGCATACCTTTCGAGACCAACTGAGAGACTCGTCCTTTGGTTAGACCAGAGTGCTTAACGTATTCGCTTTGGGTCATCGGAGACTTTCGGGAAGATCTTCGGATTTCGCTTTGAGCAGGTCAGCCAACCCTTTGGCAATCGTGCGCTGTTCTGGGTCTTTTGGATTCGGCTGGTAGTAACCCGCAATCTGCTCAGCCGTAGAACGTCCAGCGCGGATCTGAGCAAGATGCCAGCGCAGTGTGTGATGCCCAAAATTAAGCATAACGTATTGTGCAGCGTTTGTCATTAGTGGTGCGTTTATAATACAATAGCGAGTTTGATCGCGGAGAGAGATCGGTCCCGCGCGATCACCAGCGTATCTATAGATAGCGGGAGCCTTCTAGGTTAATGATACAGGTCGTTACATCGCATCTGATAGACGCAATATTAGGTAGTGCTATACGCTGTGTCATACGTTATCGCTTAGTGTTCTTACGTTGCTTAGTTACTGTCGTATGTTTTTCCACTGTGGATTTCTTTGGCAGATCAATAGGCTTAACACCTATCTCATCAAGCTTGCGTTGCACTGCTATTTCTTCACCGCGTCTTAGTATCTCAGTAACCCTACCAATACCCACGCACAACAGCTTGCCGATCTCACGGTAAGTCATCCCCTTCTGTCTTAGGTTGTACGCCTTTTCGCAGTCGTACTTCTTAAGCCACTCGGTCAGGTCTTGTTCTTCAGGATCAACGTATGCGTTAGCAGGATATGAGATCCAGCCAGCTTTGATCGCATTGGTTACAATAGATGGAGCTAGATTTAGAAGAGTGATGCGAGCTTGTGTGTCTAACGTGTCCTCCTTCTTGATGCCATCAACATCCATCTTCTTGTGTAGATAACGCTTGTGATGCATATTACTCTAGAGTCAAACGCTCTAGCTCTTCCTCTAGATCATAGATGCGTCGTCGTTGTTCGTTAAGCTCACGCTCTAAGCGTCGAGCAAAAGACATTGCTAAGGTAGTGAGATGCGGCGGGAACTGTCCCTCAATCCGCTTCTGCTCCAAGTCAGAACGTGGAGTGTCTGTATCTGGGTCTTCCCAGAAGCTTTCCGTGTTAGTCATGGGTGTTAATGGTATCAAAAGGGAATGTCATCTTCAGGTCCAAGCGGATCGTTAGCGGTTACCTTCTTAACTGGAGCAGCCTCACGCTTATCTAAGTCAACATAGTTACCCAAGATCGGACCCTTTTTACCTTCTTGTCGTGCGGCTTTGCTAATAGATTGCACGATCATTCCATCGTTACCGTATTGGTCTCGGCCAGACTTGTTGGGGATGAGTGCAATATCCAAATATGTTCCAGCTTTGCCTTTGAATAGGAATGCTTTGTCGATCTTTGTAACGTCAATCTTGCCGGTTTGCATGGTGTTTGTGGGTGTTTCTTGCTTTCGTTGGTGAGTTTACAGGAATAGTTTATGGAGGTCAACCTATCGTTGGGATTAAGTATCTACACCGGAGTCTGAGAAGCGGCAGAACTGTCCGTCGTACCAGAGTTTGACCACTCCACATTCACCGTCGCGTTGTTTGGCGATGATGATTGAAGCTTGGCCTTTGGCTTCTCTTCGGTCTCGGTCTAAGAGCATTACGCAGTCAGCGTCACGCTCTAGCTGTCCGCTGTCCGCTAGGTCGCTCAAGCGCGGTGGGCGACCCTTCTCCTTTTCATTCTCGCGGTTCAATTGAGCCAGACAGAGCATCGCAACTCCGGTTTGCACCGCAATGTCTTTGAGCTTACCGCTGACCTCCGCTACCTCATAGGTGCGCTTTTCTGCTTTGTCTGCTGCTTTGACCTTCTGAATGTAATCGACAATCACCAGACGAACACCGTGCTTTCTGACTGCTCGACGGACGTTTGCGGTTATTGAGGCAACGCTCTGAGAACTTGAGCCATCCAAGAACCAGAGCGGACTAGAGGCAATCTTACCAGCAGCCAGACTCATTGAGCGCATATCCCCTTCGCTTAGATTGCCGCTCTTAAGCGATTGCATTGGTACACTTCCAATAGATGCAACTGAGCGTCTGAAGATCGCTTCCTTAGACATCTCCAGAGAGATGAAAAGCGTTGGGATTTTAGCTCTCACCGCTGCGGCTTCAGCAATGGAGATTGCAATAGCGGTTTTACCTATAGATGGACGAGCCGCAATTAGAGCCATCTCACGGTGCTGCAAGCCGTCGGTCATTTGATCCAACCAATGGAAGCCGGTCGTGACCCCGCTCAATGTACCTTTGCGAGAGAAACGTTCCTGCATCTGGTCAATAAACGATCCTGCAACCTGCTTTGAGGTTGAGAGCGTCTCTCTAGACACCTCAATGCTGAGGCCAGACTCGGCATTAGAGACGATTTGATCGGGCTGGAGGGTCAGGACAGCGGACTCGCGGATCAAGCGGTCTCCTGCGGCTCTCAGTTGTCTCCGGTGAGCGGCTTCAATTATGCCTTTGGTGTAGTACGGCAGATTGGCTGGTGATGGGCAAATCTCCATCGCTTTATTCCAGTCCTCAAATGGGATTGGCTGACTTCCGTGGATCTTTCGCCATTCCTTCCCGAGTTCTTGGAGCGTTGGAGTCCGGTTGGCTTGAACCAGAGATTTGATCGTCTCGTAGGTATCGCGGAGTGAATCGGTTTCGATCCACTCGCTTTTGACCTCAGCGAACGCATCGGAACAAGTGTCGATTGATCCTGTGAGACAAGCTCCAATCAGACCAAATTCGTCGTCTTGAGCAAAGTACGGGTCATTCATATCGAATCCCTCCAATCAACTTCTTTCTTTTGAGCGGGTTGAATCGGAAGTGATTGCTGGCGTTCGTCTCGGTTTCGCTTCCAGTTCCTCAATGATGCAATCCAAGATTTCATTGGAGATTTGTTGACCTTCCAACCTTTGGATTCGTAGTAATCAATGAATTTTCCAGCTTCTGAGGTTGGAAGTCCGATTTCAATGCACGCAGTTTCAACCTCTTGAACTGAAGGAGCTACAAAGCGCGAGCGTTGCGACTTTGGAGCAATGCTCTCTTCTTTATTATTAGGAGATGGAGATGGAGAGTTGAATTCCGGTTGACCACTCGGTTGAGACTCCGGTTGCAACACCGGTTCAACCGCGGTTGAATTTTGGTTGGATTGACTTTGACGTTCCAGAGCCTCCAATCTGCGTTTTTCCGCGGATAACTTGCCTTTTGCCGATTGGCTCTGCAAAAACTTGCCCTTTTCGGTCCTTACAGACTCAAGTCTCTTGTTTCTGAGCAATCCGTCATCGCAGTGATCGAACTTCGCCAGTACATCAACCGAAACGCAACCGCCAGCCAACCGCTGTTGCTTTTCGGTTTCAACCGGAATTGAACCGCGGTTCCACTGGTGGCAAAGAAGTCGGATGAATTGACCAACTTCTTCTTGGGACATTTCGATGGTTCCAGCTAGGAAGTCATCGGTGTATAACTGAAAGGCTGGAGCCTTACGGGTTTTTTTGTCTTCGTTCATAGGTCTTGGGTTAGGGTTTTCCAAGCGATCATCATTGCGGCAGGGACTTGTCCGTTTCCGATTGCCCGCAAACGCTTTGGTCTGTCTGGAATGCAATTTTCCAACGGAGCAGTTCCTCCATCTTGATTGGATTGAGATCTGTCCAGCCTAACGGCCAGCCCATTAACCACTCGACCCACGTTGGGTTCAGCTTTCCACCAACCCGAGAAGCAAGTGTTGGAGTCTTTCGCGTTCTCTCCGCAGGATAGTTTCCCTCCTTTGCGTTGTGCGCTGTTGGAGTCGGCCAATATCCAGATCCGGTCTCTGAAGTGATTGGCTCCTGCGTGACGCGCTCCCACAATACCCCACCGAGAATCATACCCCATCGCGGAAAGGTCACCGATAACGGTTCCAAGCCCTCTGACCACAAGCAGCGGTGAGTTTTCCACGAAGACGAACCGAGGTCGTACCTCGCCGACAATTCGCGCCATATGCTTCCATAATCCGCTTTTCTCACCAGAAATCCCCGCCCCCCGTCCAGCGGAGGATATGTCTTGGCAGGGAAATCCTCCGGTGAGGATGTCAATGGAGCCTCTCCACTGGTATCCGCTAAAGGTCTTGATGTCGTCCCAGATAGGGAACGGCTCCAGTACTCCGTCTCGTTGTCGAGACAAGAGACATTTTCTTGCGTAGGGATCAATCTCAACAGCGCATCTGGTGCGCCATCCAAGTTGTGATCCGCCCAAAATCCCTCCTCCCGCTCCTGCAAAAAGTGCCAACTCATTCATGTATTCTCCAAAGAAAACCCCGTCACGCATCGTGCTAGGAACTCGCGGAGAAACAACGCGACGTTACACGATACGGACGGGGGAAATTGGTTGAACATGGTTTCTCTTTTGGATGTCATCGCTCGCTTCCTAGGGCTTGCGCTGACTCCTTATTCCTAACTCGGCTTTGGACCTTCGTCCAGAGAAAACTTATCGTGGAACTCAGCTTTCGGTCGAACGTAGAAGTAACCTCCACGCTCATACACGACACACAGCCGCTTGGTCTCACCGATACGCAGTTGCGCTTCGGAGATGTACTCAACGGTAAGATTCTGATTTGTCTTGGATCTGTATTTCATTGTTTTAGACGGTAATGCACGACGGGATAAACACCGCGAGATCCAGACATTACGCGAAACTTTTTGGACTCTATCAATCCGTTTTTGACTGATTTGCAGAGTACGATTCCCGCAGCGTTATTGGTAATTTTCCACTCATCAGCCCACTGTGCGGAGGTTTTAAACCCTTCTGGGACCGGTTCTGGTTGGTTAGCTATGGCAAGCCTAAGCTGTCTCAGAAGCTCGGCAGAGTCCATTTCTGTTCGTTTTGAGGCCATTGGTGAAGGTAGAGTTGCGCTGATTTATCTGTGTATTCCCCAAAAACAATCCCGTGGGACCATGCTAGGGTTGATCGTCGTTTGCTCGCGTAATCCATCGCAGGAATGTCTGCAAGCGTTCCAACGCAAAAGCCAATTGGATTTGACTGGTTGCGACCAGTCGCTTGACCCGCTCTGTGAGCATGAGCCACAACGCAGTTACCAAATGTTTCAGCGGAATCACGCAAGAAGTTCTCACCGAATAAGACTCCATGTCCCCACCGAAATCCACCCAACTTGTAAAAAGATCTGTCGTGACAATCATTGTATTTGATAAAAGTATGACAGTGTTTCTCAATTGGTTTTAGCATTCGTTCCCATACAGCTTCAGCAAAACCTCTTACAACAGCGTTATGATGATTGAGATACTTCTTAGCTCTTTCATCATGGTTACCCATCGTGAAGACTGTTGGTCTCAATTCATCCAAGAACTTTGCTCCCTCTTGGATGTCGTCCAGATAGTCATCGGCTTGGTCCGAGTCTTGAGGGTCTCGGAGTGAACCAGACCGCAATGATGCAAGATCGTATGCGTCTCCGAGATGAATCACTTCGTCTGGCTTGAATCTCTCGCGAAACAAAAGCACCGCAGCGAGTGCATCTTGATTGGCTCGGTTCCCATGACTGCAACCAATCGCCATGACTCGGCGTTGGTGCTGTGTAATGTTCACAATGCTGAAGAATCATGGAATTAGAACTTAATCAAGACACACTCGCGTTGATTATCGTTAGATTTGGTTACTTTCTGAACTTGTTGTTGCGTACAGCCCAGACCCAATAGTCAGAGACGCCGTACTTGGTTGATAGTTCCTTAGCGGTGAAGCTCTTGTGAGAGTTCCTTACCGCATCAACGACCCATTGCGGGATCTTCTGGCCTTTGGGTCGTCCACGACCGCGCTTGGTCTTCTTGCTAAGTGGTTTCCACTGCGGTTCCTCAACCGTCACCGTCCTATGAACTCCCAAGAGTTTCGCGATTGCGTCTTTAGTGATTCCGATTTTGGTTAGTATGCTCATTTTCTAATCTTGTTATGTCTGACTTTGTGTATCCAACCTAAGCTGACTGAGTAATCCTCTTTAATCTGTCTGTATGTTTTGTTTTTGCTAATGTCTTCTAGCACTTCCAATACAACTGCTTGTGGTATGTGTCCCCGTAATGGTATGTATGTTGATTGTCTCATTTGGTTGCTTTGCCTCTCTTTCTAGTCCAGAAACTAGTGAACTCTGTTTTTTTGGCTTTGGCTGCTCTCACGGCATCTCCAACGTCTTTGCGGCTTAGGACTTTGATGCCGGTCCCTTCTCGCATGATGTCTTGAACTGATCTCATGGCTTTTCCGTAAGTGACTTGATGTATCGGTTTCTTTGCCGTGGTGTCAGTCCGATGATGTAGTTCAGCACCTCGACCGCATTGATTGAGTGGAGCAGTTGCCAGTACGGTCTTGCTGCCTCCAATTCTTTCGCTCGCTCAATGTCCACCACCACCACCTCGCTGGTCATGCGGTGTCGGTAGATGAATGCGGGGTTCATCGTCCCTCCAACCATTTTTCGAGGTCGTGGAGTTCGTCCACTTTGGCTTCGAGTTGTTTGATGCGGTCGTTGAGACGATTGAGTTCCTCTTTACTTTTATCTACTCCACGCTTTTCTGCGGTCGTTATCAGTTCGTATTGGAGTCTGTTTGTTTTGTTGGCTTCGTTGAGTTCTCGTTCCAAATGCTCACCATGTTCTTGCCACACTTGATGGTCTGTTATTGAAAACTCTCTTCTTGTTCGTATGTAAGCATCGACAGCATCCGTCCTTGGTGTATCGCTCACAGCTTTCCCTCCTTCACCTTGCCGGTGTCTCGGTCAACGACACCCAATGCAATGGCGTTGAACAGAACGGTGTACCCGCAGTTTTGGCACTCGACTTGTATCAGTGGGGTGATGGCTGCGCCGGGGCAGTGATTACCTTCGTTGAACTCTCGGACCTCAACGAGGGTTCCAATGCCCCAAACGGTGGTGGGGATGCAGATCGGGCATTCGCGCTTTCCCTTCCAAACAGTGGAAATGCTGTTGGTGATGAGCTTGCGCTGGGAATCGTTGAGGTTCACGGCTTGTCCTCCGTGGTAAATCCGATGCCAGCTTTGTCCCACAGCAGCAGATCGGCGCGGAGAGCGTCGTTCTCACGCTCTAATTGGGTGATGCGCATATGCTGCTCCGCTAGTCGCTCCCCTGCTTCAGCGATTGCTGAGTTGGCCACGCCATCGTCGGATTGGATTTCTGTTGCCAATATGTGCATGGCTGCGATCAGTGTTTCAGTTGAGGTTCTCACGGCTTTGCCTCCTTAATAATTAAAAGAATTCCCATATAAATTATCCAAACGGCTCCGATCGGTATCAGCCAAAACAGCCGAAAGACCATTCCAAAGTCATACTGCCCGCTGGAACGGTATGGCCTGAACATAATGCACAGCAGGATTACGGTGATGAGTGCTGGCATGATCCACGATTTGATTGTGATGCTCACAGCTTGGCCTCCTTGGCTTTGTTTCTATTTTGATTGATGAAGCTAATTGGATTTGCTGAAAGCGTCTGCTTACCGCAATGGATGCATTTCCATTTTCTTTTAACATTGAATGCAACGTCCCAGTGAGAATGTGAGCCATGGAAACTGTCGTTTAGCGGTTGCCAATAATGAGAACACGCAATTCCAAGAAACCGTTTGAGTATCTTTCCAATACAATTCATTGCGCTCACAGCTTGGCCTCCTTGGCTTTCTCCCACATTTCGGAACGTGGTTCGTCAGTGTAAAAATGCTGCACCATCAAATCCCCCGCCTCCTCCAGCCGCTTGATGCGTTCCTCTTGATCGC